GTAATTTAGTAGTTTCTAAATCGTTGATGCAGTATGTGCGCATTAGTTCGCGCAGTTCAGGTGTGATGCTGTCGCTAGGGTGTATTGGTAAGTCTTGCAGCTTTGGCGCGTTAAGCCTACCACCGTAAATCTTTAGACTTGCTTGCCCTGGTGCGACTTCTATCAAGTCGATGTGATCCCAATTATTAGGCACGTTTAATTCTTGGTCGCGACAAATAGCCCAAATAGGTTGGCCGCTGGTGATGATTCTATCGGATAGGTTTTTTAATGCTTGGTTAGTGTAGCCAGAACAGGCCGCAACGATGACGGGTAAATCATAACCTAAGCCGTTGAAGCTAACAGTTTGTTTCGTACCCATTAGTGAGCGGATACCGCGTAGGTTTAGCGGTTTGCCGTCATACATTTCAAAGTGTACGACCTTGCCCGTGTTGTGTTGCAGGGCAGATAATAGGAAATAGTCTTTGTAGCACTCTACATCTATATAAATTCTTTCTTCTAACATAAGGAGTGGCCTTATAAATATGTGTTATATTAATTTTGTAATTTTTCCGCTTTTACTTCTGTTTTCCGACTTCCAAAGCGGTTGTAAGTTTATATAATTTGAAAGGGTAATAACATCCTCTTTCGTTTTTGCCGAACATAAAGGGGTTATATGGTCTATTTCCCATTCCCCCCTATTTTCCCAACTCATCCCTTTTTTGAACTGCCTCTCAATATGCGTTTTAACAACATCCCAAGGAGCGCCCAACAACACCTCGGTTTTCCCCGTTTTTGTGTAACCCATGATCTGAAAAGCATAGTTTGTTCGTCTACGTAATCGGTCTTGTAAATTAAATAATGGATCGTTGGCTAATCGTTCTCGCCGTTTCCTGTTTATTTCTTCTCGATTGGCCTCAGCGTATTTTTTTCTAAGGGTTTTATTTTTCTCATTGTACTCACGCTGCCTGGTATTTATTTTTTCCCTATTCGCGTCATTATATGAGCGTTTCTTATTTAATATCTCACTTCGCTTCGACAAGTATCTAATCTTCTCGCTTTTACTCTTACATTCCTTGCATGTCGATACAACCCCACAAGCCCTAGCACGTCTTTTGTGAAATTCACTTAGGGGTTTCTCAGTATTACACTTATTACAATATTTCATATCAAATCCTCATTGGGCGCAAAACAACCATACGTCAAAAAGGAATATTAATCAAGGAATAAAAAAGGCCGCATTGTTGCGGCCTTGAAGGAAGTTACTGACGATTAAAACTCATCGTCATCGCTGTCGAATGCGTCGAATGCGTCTACTCCGATACCACCGTCACCAAACGCTTCACCATCTTTGTGGAATTGTACGCCGTCAAGCTGTGCGTTTACACGCTTGCCAAAGTTGTTCGACTGACACCATAGGGAAATGATGCTGTTACAATAACACCCAGCATAGATGATGTTATCTTCTTCTGTGATAGGTGCTTTATCGCGACCGATAACCAAAGGGCGGCGCTTAGTGCTTGCCTTAATAGTCATCTTGCCAGCAAATTCTGGACGATCCATGTCGTCACCGTCTTTTAAACAAATTTTATCGGCTGATAACTTCGTTTTAAGTTCGGTTTTCATCATGGTGTTGATCGCGTCTTGGAGCGTCTTGATTGTTTCAGCGTGTTCAACTTTATCTAATACGAAAGTCGCTTCATATTTACCCGTATCTTCACCGCCGAAAGTGCCAGTAGTGAACAAGGAAGGGAAAGACAGACGAACGTTTTTTAGTTTAATTTTACTCATTTTATTTCTCACTTTTTAGCGGTTTAGTTAGGTTGAATTACTTCAACGGCGTTAAGTCTACCTTAACTTACTCGAAGTCGTCAACACTTATTGAAATTGATTTTCTTTTATCTGATTCAGGGGCCAAAGTCGGTTTACCTTCGGGCTTGATGATCAGGTCTTGTATCTCTTTGGCCTTCGCTTTACCTAAAACCTTCTCAGCTTTGGCGGGTGTTAATAGCTTTTTCTCATAAGCTTGTTCTCCCAGTAATAAATCGAGCTTGATAATTGCGTCCACTTCGTCTTCCCACTTACGAAGCGAGCGGCCCGCGACAAGTTTAAACCCTGGGAAAGCTTCGCCCTTCTGTAGTCGCTCGTTGACCAGTTTTTCAACAGCTGTTAACCAGGACTCAATCAGCTTTTTAGACTCTAACGCTTTTCTAAGCTGCGAGTCGTTCAGCGTATCGGGGTTAGGGGTATCAAGTTCCTCAAAGCCTGACATGATAATAGCCTCAGTGTAAGACTTTAAGGCTGGACAAGTCGCTTTAGCCTTACACCACTGACATTGTTTTTCGCCAGGTGTGCGCGGCGCGTTACCTTCGTTTATCCGTTGTGCTTGTTCAGATACCCACGCGCCCCACTTTAATAGGTCTTTAACGGATATTTCCCAAACGTCAATGTGATCCAAACGAGGTTGCACAATATGAATACGCACAGTGTTAAAATCGTATATGAACCCATACTCAGAATAAGCCCCCAATGCGTACAACAGACCTTGTGGGTTCTCTTCAGCGAAGACTTGCACACCTTTACCATATTTCAGGTCGATGATATCGAGCGTATCGCCGTTTATTGCTATCACATCGGACGTGCCGAAACCTTCGGGAACCCAGTCGCTATAATTCACGCGCTCTTCATAAAATTGGACACCACCCACTGAGGCCACATAATCAACGTATTGTTGTACGTAGTCGGCCATTTCTTCGGTAACAACGTGCGTGTTCATTTCGATTAAGAAATTGCCGACATGGTCGTGAGCACAACCACCCTTTTCCAAAACAATCTCGGCCAGTTCATGAGCCGCGCTACCTTCATCGGCGTTAGCGCTAGAGGCGTCTTTAATACCCTTCTCAGCGTCTACGGAACCGAGACAGGTCAGCCAGCGATGAGCACCACTGGCTGACAATTTAGCGTGTTGAGCCATTATAGCGCCCCTATCTTTTCATAAGCTTTTATCAGGTCGTCGGGTGAAAGATCGTCAACCACTTTCGCGCCTAAATCGGTCAGGATAGCTCTAACTTCCTTTTTATGCCCGCCACGACTTTTAGCGATACATAAATCACGTAACGCGTCTTGTGTGATTTCAGGTTCTTCGTTTTGCTCCGGTTCTAGTTGAGAGCCGTCAACTTTAGGTGTCTCAACAGGCGCGTTCTGAGTCGCGCTTGAAAAGAACGCTTCAAAGTTGTTGTTTAGTTGCTCAATTTGGCTCGATAGCTTTTTAATTTCAGTTTCTAACATTTCACCTTTTCTCCTATTTTGTGTTAAGGTGTGCTTACTTTAAATTGTTAAGGAGAGCTTTGCAAGTGTATCACAAGATTATTTCCCATTTCGGCACACAAGCGAATCTAGCTAGGGTGCTTGGTGTGTCGCGTGTTGCAGTTACCCAGTGGAAAACTGACGGTATACCAGCGAACCAGGCGATAGAGATCGAAAGAATAACAGGTGGTAAGTTTAAAGCTGTTGATATAAAAGGGGTGAAAGAATGAAAGGGGTTTTTCCATTAGACAATAAGAAAGCGCCTGCAATATCAAAGGGTGTTGATTGGCGAGAATATGAGGGTGAAGCGAACACGCCTTTGATTGGTATAGCGGTTCCTGATGGTCTGATCGTGCTCGACCTGGACACGTACAAGGGTGTCAGGGTTGAGGACGTTGAAAAGGTGTTGGGTTGTTCGCTTGATTGGGATAGCGCAGAGCTTCAAGAGACTTTGAACGGCGGTGTACATTACGCTTTTCGCGTAGGTGTGGGGTTAAACCTGAAAAACGGTAAAGACTTATTGGCTGTGAAAGGTTTTGACACCAGGTCAGCGGGTAAAGGTTATATAGCAACGGGTGAAGGGTATCGGGATTGCACGTTTGTGGGTGTTGTCGAGGCGCTTGGTGAACCCGACTTGTTCCCCTATCTACCCTCCAAAGCTGTTGAGAAGTTAAGCGCTGGCGCTGTTGTCGAAGATGATTTTATGGAAATGGTTGTTTCCAGACCTTTAGAGATTAATTTCGAAGAGGTTGAAATGTACATGAATAAGTTATCAGAAGTTGATGCGGCTGACAATTGGGAAACTGTCATGTTCGGCCTATATCACCAAACGGGCGGGAGCGCTGAGGGTTGGAGGCTGTTTGATGAGTTCAGCCTTAAATGTCCTGACAAGTACAACGAGAGGGTGAATAGAGCGCGTTGGGAGTCTTGCGGTAAGAATAGAAGCAACAACCCTATCACGTTTGCTAGTGTCATCACGTTAGCGGGTGGTCAGGGGGTTATTCAAACCGACAAATTCGAGATCTTGAAAACAAAAGTCCAAGGTTGTTTGGACAAAGTTGAATTAGGCGAGGTTGTGAAAGAGGTCGCTGCGTTTGAAATGGACGCGATCAACAAAGCCTTAATGTTAAAAGTTTTATCAAAACAGTTTCAAGCCATTTACGGCGAGAAGTTCACAGAGTCGCAGATCAAAAAGGTTTTAAAGGGTGGTGCTACGTGTGGTAATAAAGGCGCTTATGTTTCTGACTATATCTTTTTAACGTGTAAAGGCGAGTACATGCACCGCGAAACAAAGTCGATGATGGGGCCGAGATCGTTTGACGTGCAATATAATAGAGAAACCCCGCCTGATGCCGACGGAGTTCCCCAAAGCGCCACCGTTTACGCTAACAACATTATAGAATGCGCTCACGATGGAATGTATGCGCCTGCTTTTGACGACACGTTCGTTTACAGTGGGGTGAAATATTTCAACACGTACAAACCGACACAGTTAGAACGTGTTGAGAACGGTAAAACAGACATAGTTGATAGGATTTTAGGTCATATTGCACATTTATTACCCAAAAAAGAAGAGCAAGAGCTTGTGATCAATTACCTAGCGCATAACGTACAGTTCCCAGGTAAGAAGATGCAATGGGCAATGATCCTGCAAGGTGTTGAGGGTGACGGAAAAAGCTTTCTCGCTGAGATGATGAAGCATGTGTTAGGTGAGTATAACTGTCGCACAGTCACGGTTGAATCACTCGATGAGAAGTTCACAGCCTGGGCGGAAGGCAATTGCATGGTGTTTATTGAAGAGTTAAAGCTCGACAATTATAAAAAATACGAGACTTTAAACAAGCTGAAGCCTTACATAGCCAATCCAACTGTACCAGTTCGCAGGATGCAACGTGACGTATATGAAGCGATCAATACTACAAATTATTTTGCTTTGACCAATTTTAAAGACGCTTTGCCTATCGGTGATAATGATCGGAGATATTGCGTGTTATTTTCGCAGTGGCAATCGAAAGAAAAGTTAATGAGCTGGATGGGTAAAAACCCGAATTATTATTCAAATCTTTATGACGATATGCGAGAGAACGCTGGCGAGATTTTAGACTATTTGCTGAGTCATAAGATACCCGATAGCTTTTTTAGCTTTAATCGTGCACCAGACACTGACGCAAAAAGGCAGATGATCAGTATCGCCAAAAGCGATGATTTCTTACTTGTTGAAGATGCTTTGGAAGAGTTCCAATGTTGGGACATTAACAATGAAGTGATAAATATAACAAAATTACAGAAAGAAATTGACGAGAGTTACGACTCGAATTACACACATTTTCCAAAAGCAAGCAGGTTGAAAAACATACTTTTGGACATGGGCTTTCATAATATCGGACGATATAAACAACGTGGAAGCCGTAAAAATCAAACCGTTTATTGTAAAGATGAAAGCAAAAAAGCGGCTGATTTTGCGGAAGAAGAGGGTGGTGTATATGTCCCCTTTTAACCTGTGACAAACTTGAACCACGATGATTTGAAAGTGGGACACCAAAAAATTGTCCCAGATCGAGTGGAAAATACCCAAGTTTGTCCCTAATACTTTTTAAAACATGGGACACTAAAAAACCTTTATATTTCTTATATTTATATCTATATGGGCCAGTGTCCCAGGTATATATTAAAAAGATATGTGATATTAAAAATATAGTAAAAAATACGTATATATGTGTTTTTTACACATATAGAGCTCTTTGTTCGAAAGTACCTGGGACCCTGGCCCACTTTGAAACAGAAGGATATTGAACTTGACTTTTGTCCCTCAATACCTTAATATCTCATTTTCATTTTAAAGAGGTTTGTGAATATGACTATTAAAATCGATAAAGGTGTTGAAAGCCCTTCCATAACGATTCGAGGTAAACGAACTAAAATATTAATGAGCATGGAACCAGGCGATAGCTTTTTAGACGAAGGGAAGACGATTCAAACATCAAAGTGGTATAACTCTGCTAAAAAGTTAAACATCCGTAAAGAGGGTGTTACTTTTGCCGGTAGAACCGTTGAAGGTGGTGTTAGAATTTGGCGAACAAAATAAAAAGTATTGACACTACACTAATCGCCTAGTAATATACTTACCAGATCACAACGAAACGAACGGAGGAGTAATGACAACCAAACAACAAAGATACATGAAAGGTTTAAAAGACAAGGGGCTGGTAAAGTTCTGCTGCATTATCCCGCTATCCGCTGTTGA